TTTGCGCTTTTGATTGAGCTGGCATTATTTAATATTCTTTTTTAAGTAAGTTGTACAAAAGTTTAATAATTCTTTTCTTGCTGGAGCAATGTCACTCTTTTCTGTTGCAGGTCCACTTTTCCATTCTATCCAACCTTCTACTATTTCTTCTAATCCTTCTTCAAGACCACGCATAAGTTCAATATACTCTTCATTAAGTTTACTTTCATTATAACTAACAATATCAGAATATTCAATTTCATGCTCTCCGCCATCTTTATCTAATGCAAAAATAGTTTTATCTCCCCACATTGAATCATTATCATCATTACCATTGCCAAATGCATAAATGACATACTCTTCACCATTACCTAGTTGAATCATACCATCATCCTTTTTCATTTTTTTCATTAATGACTTCTTGTTGAATTTTGCTTCATTAACGCTAAAGTCTGTAAGTGATTTTAAATTTTTCATATCTTTATTTTCTTTTATTGGTTGCATTATATCTTGTAACGGTTTATAAAACTTATGTATACTTTTTGGAGTCATTTTCTTAAAAGACTTTTCATCATCTATCTTTAAGGCATTCCTAACTTTAGATGCTGATATATTTTCTTCACCTCTTTTTATTTCAAAACCTTTAAAACTCGGATCAACACCTAACTCATCTCTGTATCTTTGTTTATTAATCATAGCACCATAAGATTTCTTTCTATCAGTGCCGTATCCCCACATCATAGGTTCATATGCCGGTCTTGCTGCTGCAAACATTGTATCAATTGCTCCATTAGGAACTACAAAACTTGCTTCTAAAAATGGATATTGTTTTTTCATTTTAGCAAACATAGCTTGTTGCATACTCTCATCAAATGGTCTTTTCTCTGGATCAGGCTTTCCACCTCTTACCATATAAACTACAACAGGTAAACCATTTTCTTTATACATTTTTTCAAATACTTTAACATGACCTAATGTAAAAGGTTGAAATCTACCAACAAACATATTTACTGGCTTTTTACCCTTTTCTTTATGAGGTACATTTAGTGCTTCATTAAGTATAGTAGGTGTAGTTCTATTTTTTACTCTTTGTCCATAAGGAGATAATGCGTAAGTTACTATACCTTCTTGGTCTTCACTAATATTAAATAGAGTTTTATTTCTACCTAACCATCTTTTATTAGCCTGGAGTTCAGTAAGAATTCTAGACATTTCTTCTTCAGTAATATGGCCGTCTGAAATAGCATCTAGAATTACACTCCTGATTCTAGCATTTGTAGATACATTCTTAGCAGGATATGCTTCTGTATATCTTCTCTTTACTACAATCTTCTTTTCATTTAAGAAATTATTTAAATCATTAATGTTATCCATACCTTATATATTTACTTTGCCATTTTAAACCTGTTAGTCTCTGGATCAAAATCTGCATGTTTTAGGTTTGCTGCATAAACTGCATTAGGCCTTGGTATGTTTGTACCATCTGGACCTTTACCTTTTGCAAACTTGAAACCAGGATTTGGTTGAGGTTTCATTAATGATGCATTTGTTACACCATCAGTTATATGTACACCACCATCTTTCTTTGATGTAGATACATTTATATTACCATAAGACTGTTCTTCTAAATCTCCGTTATGAATTTCTGCAACTAAAAGGCATGCTTTACAATGTCCAGTTAATGCATCTTTCATATATGGTGGAAACGGGCCTCTGCCTTTTTTCTCCCATTCTTTTAGAGTATCATCTGCCCACTGTTCTGGTGATCTGTCACCGTACTTAAGTGGTAATTTATCTTTATCTATAATTCCATTTTCTACTGCCCAATCTTCTTGTTTATCTAATTCTTCATTACCTTTTTTAATTGTATCAGTTGTAGTAGGCTCAGATAAAGTACCCATGAAATTATTATGATTATCTGCTAAAGAATCTAATCTATTTCCAGTTTCCTTATTATAAAATTCTGATTCACCTATTTTATTTTTTAACGCAGATGCAGCACCACCATCTTTCTTTACAGATATACCACCCATAGTTTCAAGATTAACTGCTAACCCTAATCCTTGCATTGCAACTTTACTTGCATAGTCAGGATCATCAGGATCTAAGTCAACAGCACCACCTAAACATATAACATCAGCCACAGGGAAATTTTCACCAGCAGGAAGTTCAGTTCGGTAACCTCTTTTGTTCATTGACATATAAGCAAAAGATTCAGCTAAGTCAGCACTACCTTTTCTTATAGATTCAACATCATCCATTTTTCTTAGTACTTCAATAGTAGCATTATCAAAATCTTCAACAGATTCAATACCACTTAATTTTTCAATATCTGCTAAAACTTCTTTTTCTTTAGGTGTAGGGTTATCTCCAATTAAGTCTTTCATTTTATCATGAATTACTTTAGGGTATTCCTTTTGTATTTTTTCTGAACGTTCCTTTTGTGGTAAGTCATTTAAACCTGGAACAGTTTCAATCATCTCTACCTCATTTAGCTTTTCCCACTTTCCTAAATTTTTATTGTGTCTATCAATTGCTCTATTTGTTCTATTAACTAATCTTCCTACCTCTTTATCATTTAAATCAGGATTTTGTTGTTTAAATGCTTCGGTTAATCTTTCTGTTAATTTTTCTTGGTCTGGTTTTTTGAGTCTTTTAATTTTAGTTGACCCCATTGTAATTTCTTCAATTTCACCACTCTCATTTTTAGTAACCTTAACTTCTGGTTTATATGTTTTACCGCCAGATATTTTATTAGGATTAATATCTTTTCCAGCAATCTTTGGTTTAATTCCACCGTCAACTGTAGATGCTGAAGTAATCTCTAATCCTAAGTCAGTTAATTCCTTTACAGCAGCACCATCCTTATCTGAAAGATCCATAACTTTTTCTCTACCACCTTGCCTGAATTCTCCAGGGGTGTTTGATGCAAAATATATTTTTAATTTACCTTTGGAATCACTAAGTCTTGCATACTTACCTACCATTTCAGCTTCATCCTTTGAAAGCTTTTTCCCATTTAATACTTTTTCAAATCCACCTTCAAACTTTTCTCTATCTTCTGCTGGAGAAAATGCAATTCTATCAAAGTCCTTTTTTATCTCTTCTACTCTTTTTGTTGTAAACTTTTTATTTAAAGAATCAGATAAACCTAATTCAGTTTCTTCAGTAGGTTCTTTATCACCAACTATTTCTTTTGCCTTTTTATATGCTGGTGTATCTTTATCATAACCAAGTGCAGATGAAACTTTTACTTGTCTTCCTGTTTCTGGATTTTTAAATTTTTGATCTTCAGCATTAGCTTCTATAACTACTTTACCTAAATTAATAAATTCATTGTAATTAAGAACTCTTTCTTCTACAACTAATTCTTCTAGATCTTTATGATTAACTTCTTCATCTACTTTATTATTTAAGTATTCTCCGAATGTTGTAAATTCTTTAGAAATTTCTTTATTAATACTATCACTTATTTTAGAAACCATTTTATTAAAATCATCAATTACAGATGCTGTCATTACTGCACCTATTCTTTTAGGATTTCTTTTCTTCCTTAAAGATCCTAACATTATTTTATATAAGTTCTTTAATGAGTCTGATTTTTGTAAAATTTCTTTAGTCCTACTATTTTTAATTAAATCTAAATTTACATCAAACTCAGGACCTTTTGCAAAATCAGCTTTTTGAATATCTAATTTTTTTAAATCAGTACCTCTCTTAGTTGTATAATCATTAAATAAGTTGTTTACTAATTCAATGTATCTTTCTTGAGGTGTGTTCATTAGCAATTCACCTGCTCTTAAACCTCTTTCTTCTATAAAAGCTAAAATATCTAATAAAAGAATTTCATTAATATCAGCAGGAGCTCTTCTTAAATCTACAGGCTCCTTATCTTTCATTAACATCTGAGTATAAGGATCAATCATTTTAGCTGTAAATGTTTGATTAGTACCTGGTCTGTAAAATTTAAAGATAATAGAATCAATAGGTTTATCTAAATCATTTTGTAAAGTAGTTTTATCGATAGTAGGATTTAAACAACCGATTAAATATTTTGCAAAAGAACTTGTACCAAATACTTCCATTTGGTCTTCTCTTGGTGTAGAAAGAAATTCTCTAATCTTTCTTTTTTGTTCTTCTTTTAAATATCCGCTGAATATAGGAATAAGTGGAGTAACTTGAAATGCAGAAGCCCAGTCTCTTAATACTCTAGGATCTTCAATTACTTTAGCAATTTTACCTTTAGAGTTCTTTACTTGGATATGAGTTAATATTAAATTATTATCAGGAAGATTATCATATTTAATAGCTCCTGGTTGATTATGAACAAAGTACTGAAAACAAAATCTCCAATGATCTGGTAAATCTTGTATATGCCCTTCTGTTTGTTTAAGTATGTATTGGATTGCCGGTTCATAATACATCATTAGTGTTCGGTCCACTATATTGATAGGCATTTTGCTATTGCCTTTAAAAAATTGTATTTGGTCTCCATGCTTCTCAAAAGCAAAAGACGATCCGGATAGTTTTTCGGTCACTAGCAAATAATCTTTAAATAGATCATTTACGAATTGTTGCCCTACTTCTTTATATATGTTTGTTAACTCTTTCATTATTAGTTTTTAGTTATACCTTTTATATATTAGATTTAAAGAATGTTTAAAACAAAAAAGATGAGTCTTTTAACTCACCTTTAATACACTTATATTATTTTCCTATTATTATTACATATTAATTATGATACGTCCATATAATCACCGTGGTCACATACTATACCTTTTTTGGATACTTGTTTACAGATGTTATCTAATTCACCGGTATCATAATACATCGGGAAGCTATCTTTAATACCTAATGACTTTAAAAGTTTTTCAGTATCTGCATAACCAATCTTAGATCTTTTATTTACATTAGCAGTTTTAGCTACATCATATAAAGATGTTCCATAAAATCTACCTCTATCAGTATAAACAAAATTGATTCCTTTTATGTTAAAAGATTTACCACTACGATCTTTGTATCTGGTGGCTTCATTAAGTGGTTTTACATATTTCATATCTATTTGTTTTATTATATAAATATAATCAATTTATTTGGGATAAAAAAATTATTTCACTAAAGTTATTAACAATTATCTACCAAATTTAATTATACCCATTAATTGATTAATTGCAGCAAAGGTGCCAGTCAGCTTATAGATCTTACCTTTATATTTAAATACAATACCTTCAGTTGGAAATATTGATTCTATACCGCCAATACGACTTAGCCTTGCAAGTTCAGCTTCAACCTTTTTAATTTGTTCTACCCCACCTGTCTTTTTAATCTTACTTGCTTGAGTTTCAATTTCTTTTCTTAGTCTTTGTGCTTCACCAGATGGATTAGCAGCTAAGAAGTTAGAAGCATTCTTCATAATGATAGAACCGAGCTCTAAAAATAAATCTTCAAAAGGTCTAATGTTTTCTTTATACTTTTTGGCAACATCCTCTTTATCAAACTTTTTAACTAATGCAGCTTCTTTAGGCCCAACTTGTTTTGCTAAAGATCTCATGTTTAAACTCTTCTTGTCGCCGTATGCCCATCTTTTAAGTAAACCTTCTTTAACATCTTGAGATAATGTTGGAAATTCTTTATCTATTAATTCTCTCCACCACATTTCATGGTATCTTGAAACTTCATCACCGTCGTTTAAGCCATATCTTTTTTCTAGAGCATTAACTTGGTTAATAAACTTTTTCTTATTTGCAGTAAAATCTAAATCTCTTTGTAATTGAATTACTTTAGGAGGTATAATTTTAAATGTTTTACCAATATCAGATTTTACCTTTTGAAGTATACTTGTTATTTCTTTGGCAGGTTTATTGTTTGTACCTATGATATTACCTTTACCATCCGTTTCTTTTATTCCATGAAATTGTATAACATCAGTATCATAATGAATAACATTTGGATTTAATGAATAGATTAATTCCATATTCATAAAATCTTTTCCATTCTTAAAATACTTTTCTTGATCTGCTGGTGAAAGCTTTCTTAATAGCTTATCTAAATCCCTAGCAGCAAAGATATAAGTATCTTCTACTAATTTTGATGCATGGCCTGTAAACATACCAACAATTCCGTTAAGATCTATTGGGTTTGCCATTTGTCCTTTATTTCTAGCAAATTTTACTTTACCATCCTGTATAGTTACAAATAGGTTTTGCCCATCAGTCTTTTCAGTAGGATCTTCTTCAAAGTTTAATTGACCTCTAAGCCCAGCATCAACCATTGCTTTGAAATCTCCAAAGGTTAAATCTTTATCATCAAATGGATGCTGCATATGACCAGCTGCACCACCTTCAAACAAAAATGGCTGACTTTTGTCAGTCAGCCACTCTTCAAACAGTTTTATGTGTTTCATTTAGTTTAGTTTTATTATGATCCCATAGTAGATTGTAAAGCTCCAACCATTGCTCCATAGTCTTCACCATACTTATCAATTAAACCATCAGCAGTTTCAGTTGCTTTAGTTTCATCAAAGTCATCTCCGAATGCATCTTTTAACATTTTCATTGCATATTCTTTGAATTGGTCAGCAGATTTAATTTCAGCTTCATTTACTTTACCTAATTTATTATTGGCAAGCTTTCTGAATTTTTCAGCAATTGAATCATCAGGTAATACTTCTTCTTCTTCCTTTACAATTTCAGTACCATCAGCTTTATCATCTGCTTCACCTTTAACTACATCAGTAATTTTTTGATCAGGAGTAATTAGTTCTTTACCTTTACCTTCAATAGATTTAGGCTTACCCATATCCATCATATCTCCAGCAATACCTGCAGCAGTTTCTGGTCCATCACCTTTAATTACAGGAATAGCTATTCCATCATCTCCAGCTTCTTCATCTTTAATTTCATCACCTTCAACTTTAGTAATTACTTCACCTACAGCTTCTTCAACAGATTCATCCTTTTCGTCTTCATCTTCGAAATCTTCACCGTCGTGAGTTTTAGATTTATCACCTTTATTTCCACCTAGTACAACATCATCGTACTTTTCATTTGCAGATTCATCTTTTTCATCATCATCTTCAAAATCTTCGCCATCATGTGTTTTAGATTTATCACCTTTATTTCCACCTAGTACAACATCATCGTACTTTTCATTTGCAGATTCGTCTTTCTTATCATCTTCATCCTCATCTTCAAAATCTTCGCCATCATGTGTTTTAGATTTATCGCCTTTATCTCCACCGAATACAACTCTATCATATGCTTCATTAACAAATGTTGAAAAAGACATTATTTTAGATTCGTTCTTTTCAGCATCTTCCTCTTCTTCTTTATCGTATTCAACATCTTTCTTTAAAGCATCGATTTGTTTATCATCAGATTTAACAGCTCCTTTATAATGGTCTGCTTTTTCTTTATCATCTTCAGAATCAACTTTCTTATCGCCTTTATCTTCTAATTCATCACCTTTCTTTTCATCATCTTTACCTTCTTCTTCATCATCTTCATTGACTTTTGCTTCAGCAAGAGGATCAGCAGACGCTGCTACAGGAACAGCATAATCTTCTGGCTCTTCATCATCATCATGATAAGAAATGTTTTTATTAATAGTTTCTTCTTTTTCTTTAATGAAATCTTCGAAAGCCATAATTCTTCTAGTAGCTTTTGGAGTTTCTTCTTCTTCTGAAGCTACATCAACACCGTCCTCATCTTCAACCTCATCGGCTTCAGCTGGAACTTCTGCTGTAATTTCTTGTTCATCAGAAACTTCTTCACCTTCTTTATCTTCTAAAGATTTAGTATCACCAATTGCATTAACCTCATCTTCTATTTCTTTAGCTTTTCCAGATAATTCTTTTACTTCATCTTCAGCAACCTCAGAATCAGAATCAACAACTTCAGCGTCGCCTTCTTTATCTTCAGTACCTTCTAGTGATTTTGCTTTACCTTTGGCATTCATTTCATCTTCAATATCTTCGGCTCTATCTTCTTCGATTTCATCCTCAGATATATCGTTACTTTTTGCAATTGTCTTAGACATTGCTTCGAGTTTTGAAAGAAGATCTTTCTCCTTTTTTAACTCTTCTATACTGTCAAAACCAATCTTTTTGATCAATTCATCAACAGCTTCTTTTGTTACTTTTGCTGACTCAGTGATCGGTTGATCTTTTGCAGTCATTGCAGAAAACTTTTTGATTGACTTCATTTTAGTTATTTTTATTTTTTTTATATATCCATGTCTTAGTGAAAAGATATTCTATATTAGAATCTTATGTTCTGAACTTCGAATGGAAACTTTTCTTCTTTATATATTGTTCGCCTAGCAATACCGTGGCGGTAGATATAATTAACCCAATCATGGTCTTCGGCTTTATATCTAAAATCATCTATAAAATCATAGATTTTTACAACATCTTTCGATGCATGCTTTCTTAATCCTCTACCAATACTTTGTCTGATAATTACTTCAGATTTAAAACTTTCGGTAAAAAAGATATTATGTATATTTTTAATTGAAATACCAGTTGAAAAGGTACCATAAGATGCTACAATAATAACATCATCATTTTTTTCCATTCTGCTTTTAAACTCTTCTCTTATATCTACGTTAACAGAGCCGTCTACATAGTAAACCTTCTTGTCTGTTATATGCCTTAATTTATTATATAGTTTTTCACCGTATGCAATCTTATGAAATAGTACTAATGAATTAGATGTAGATTTTTTAATTACTTGACAAACAAAATCTAATCTCTTTTCGCTTTGATTTATAAAATTTTGTTCTAATCCAAATAATCTTTGTCTATCTTGTGGATTTTTAGATAAGAATGAAAATGATTCCTTTTGTTCATCTGTTGCATAATCCATATGAAGTTGCATAACTTTACAACTGGCAATAAAACCTTCTTGTTGTAATTGATTTGCTTTAACTTGAGTAACCAATGGGCCCATGGCAGACATTAAACTTAATCTATTAACAGTTCCTTTCTTAGGTATGGTTCCACTTAAACCAAATCTAAAATCACAATGCCAACACTTATCCATAATCTTTTGAATAGAATTTGCTTTTGCTTTATGAGTTTCATCTACAAATACAGCATCAAATTGGCTAAAGTATTCCTCGTCCTTTTTAACTAAAGATTGATAAGTACCAATAACTAGATTAGAACTTTTTCTTATTTTTACACCGGCATAAATTTGTTGAGTCTTTAAAGGAACTCCGCATTTATTATATTCATCAAAGTCACCAGTAGCCTGTAAGACTAGATTTACATTAGGGACAATCATTAATATCTTTTTCTTATTTAGCTTGTCCATAAGATAAGCAACTACCATAAAAGATATTAGTGTTTTACCAGCAGATGTTGCTAATTCCGCTAAACACCTTCTATACTTTAATATTTTAAAAGCTGCATCTATTTGGTATTCTCTAGGTTTAAATTCTGGTTGCTTTTTAAATATTTTAGTAACCCATTTCCTAAACTCGTCTTCTTTGATTTCAGTATCAAATATATTGGTTATATTATTTAAGGTAACAGGAAAGTCATAATCTTTACAGATATCTAATATTTCTTTCCATAGACCTGCAGGTATTTTATTTCTTTTTACAAATGATACATTACCATCCCATACTCTTTTTTTAACTAAAGGGTGAAAGCGCCAACCTTCAATCTTTTTAGTTAAACTACTTTTTAGTTGTTCATACTCTAATTCAGTACAAGCATCAATAACTAAAAACTTTTTATTTTCCGAGAGGGATAATTCCATTAGTATTCTTTATCGTCTAAACTTATTCTATTACGAATAGCAAATGCTAAGTTATCACAAGTCTTTATGCATTCCTGGTAATAGTCCATATGAGATTGTAGCATTTCCATTTGTGTTCTTAAATGAGATAAGTCAGCTTTAATAAAAGCAACCTTTTCACCACTTGTTAATTTAACATCATAATCAATTGAATATTCTCTATACTTGATTTTATAGTATCTGTCATATGCACCTTGTCTTTTTTGTTTTGTAGTTTTAAAATCAGTAATTTTATCCAATAGGATTTGTCTATAAGATAACATATTTACTTGGCACTCGGATAAATTGCGAACTTCTTTTAGTAAACCAACCAAGTGGCTTATCTTTTCTTTCCAATCATCTCTATCTTTAGCTAATCTTTTTGCTAATTCTTCATTAGCCTCACCTGTAGCCATGTCATTATACTCCATTTAAAATATACCTTTATCTTTATTAATCTTTTTAAAACCCTTTACTTTAGGCTGAAACTTCTTTTTAGGTGCTGGTATAGAAAAATTAGTTTTAACTTCATCTAATTCAGATTTACCAAATGTAGAAAAAAGTTTTAGTCTTTTACTATTACTTTCTAAATCTTTATAAAAGTCATCTATTTCTTCATTCACAAAATTATTATAATTTTTTAAACTCATCATATAAAAATAATATCTAATGAATCCTTTGTAAAATATTTATCCAGGTCACCTAAGCACCCAGATCTATTACTGTATTCCCATTTAACTAAATCATTTAAATCTTTAACCTTTCTTGATGGAATGTCAAAATCCTTTAAAAACTTATCCCACATAAATACAGTTTGACCACCCTTAAGTTTTTCAATCATTCTTGTTTTACCTTCTAAATCATTATCAAAGAAATATCTTGCTGTAGGTATTTCATTAAATTCAATAATTTGTTTTTTAACTCCAGTTAAACCAATAGAGTTATTCATAAACATTGCATCAATAGGACCTTCAAATATTGAAAAATCTCGAGACATATCAACAGTTAAGATTCCAAATAACATTGATATCTTATTTAGGTTATCTAATTCTTCTTCGGTAACTTTTAATGGTAATTTTAATCTGTCATAAATTCTTTCTATATTCCAAGTTTTATATTTAGGACCACCACTACCACCTAAGTCTCTAGTTTGGAATCCTAATATTTTACCTTCAGGTGTTAAATTAAAAACATATAGTTCTCTACGCCTTGGGTCAAAACCAAACCTTTCAGTTTTATGATGGAGAAGCCTACTCTTTAAATAAGGATATGCTTGGTATGTTAAAGTATTAATTGGATATACATTAAAACCTAAAGCTATTTCATCAAAAGTTAATGCTAATTCTTTTGCTTTATCAAAAAGATAAAAATCTAAATTTTCTCCTAATGAAAAATGTTTACGATTTTCCTTAATATAATTAATAACATTAATTCTATCATCGCCTTCGAAGTTTTCATTATGTTCTGCTAAGAATACATCTAAGGAAGCATGAGCTGAACAATTATAACAATGAAAGTATAAATCATTCCAATAAATATTTCCTCTCTTTTTTCTTGGTGTATCATGAGAATCACCACAGTAAGGGCATGCAAAATTTAACCTACCTTTACTCTCCAATATTCTTCTCTTCTCTGGATGAGTATGATTAGTATGAAGAACTCGGACTACCTTATCGATAATCCGAGCTTTCATTTCAGAAGATATTATTACTTCCTCTGCCATACTTATTAAAGATCTAAACCATTAATGAAATCATCAAAGTCATCTTTCTTTTCTTCACCTTTTACAGGTTCAGCCTTAGGAGTTTCCTTTGTTTCAGTTGTTGCTTTAGTTGCAGCAGCTTCAGTAGCTTGTGTATTTACTGGTGCTGGTTTTGATCTTGTGATGTTTTGAATTGAATCACCTGGTGATGTGAATTGAGATAATACATTCATTACCTTTCCTCTTACTATATCATCCCATGCTTTATAACCCCATGTTGATAAATCTGGTGCAGTACCTAACAACTCTAAAATTGCCTTACGGCTTTCATCACTGTTTGTAACCGCTTCACCTTCAATTGTCATTGGAGATTTATTTCCGTGGAATTTACTAGAATCATAATTTGGAAAACCACCTTTCTTTGAAATTACTAATTCAAAATTCTTGCCTTCAAAAGGATCGAATACTTGAGTAGGTTCATCAAATTGTGGATTCAGTTCTTCATCAATTTTAGTTTTGATTTTATAACCAAACTTCATGATTTTAACCTGCCCTTCAAGATCTCTGTTTTGTGGATCTTTTATGATTTGTACCAATGCATAGAATACTTCTCTACGCTTTAAACCTTCTGACATCTTTTTGTCTACAGCAGATTCAGAGTTTCTTAGTTTAAAGAACATATCCTGTACAGGACATTTTTCTCCAACCGTTGATGGTGAATCAGCATAAAAGCCGTTTCCCTCTCTGTCTTCTAACCAGTAGACATACTTTCTTTCAAATGGTTTTCTTGGGTTTTTAGCATTAGGTAGAAACCTAATTAAAGAACGGTAAGTTCCGTCCTGTCCTTGATCTGGTTTAGGTGAATAAAGATCACTCCCTGCGGAAGATGGTCTTTCACCAGTGTCTAAATCTTTTACACTTACGTTAAAAATGTCGAATTCATTTGCCATGTTAATTGCCTTTTTTTGTTATTATTAAATTTATGATAACAAACTCCGTATCTAAACGCCTTTTAATTTTTTATTGCCTATTTACTTCGCCTTGTTATCGCCTTTTAAAAAGTACCAATACTTTATTGATTCCTTTGTTTATTATATATCCCCTAAGTCAGTTTGTTTCAGACTATTTTAACATTTTTATCTATTATTGCAGTTACATCACGTTCTCTTATACTTAATACTGTTTCTCCTTTATATTTAAATTCACTACCAGCTAAATCATGAAAAAGTATTTTAATTCCTATTTTAAAATCTTTATCTTCTACCCCATCTCCTACTCCAGTGATTGTACCTGAATACGGAGGTGCAAACATCCCTTCTTTTTTTAGTAAAATTATACTGCCTTGCTTCTCTGGTTGCTCATCTTTTTTTAAAAATATTCTATTTCCTAAAGGTTTTATCATTTTATTTTAATTTTTTTTATAGAAAGCTGAAACAATGTTAACATGTTGCAATATAATTTTTAACTATTCAGAGTAAGAAAAGTATCTATTTGTTAGCCTTCAGGACTTTAAGTATAAAGTAGGCATCAACGATGTCATCGATAGGTTTAGGTATTTTAATGCTGAAGTCTTTTCCTTGAGTCCATTTCCAAAGTTTAGTGCTCCTTAAGTTCTTATCATTAAGGACATCATCTTGGAATGCTTTAGCCATATAATGTTTATTTGCATTTCCTTTCCCAGCAAGTTTCTTAACATGAGATGGTTGAAAGACAGATAAATTTTCTATAGAATACTTATCTATTAATTCTTTTCTTAAAAAAGTATTGTACTGAATAATGTCTATAAATGAATTACCCTTGGAGCCATAAGAAAATCCTTCTAATGCAACTGCTACCTTATCACTTTCAAATAAGGTTGAAAATATATTAACCATAAGTGAGCTAATATTTCCTGCATCCTCTAACTTCTGTCTCTCTCTAGGTAAAAACTCTTTACTTGTAACTTCTCTATTATAAGGAAATCCTAATAAAGCATTATCATCCATTAATTCTTTGTGTACACTGAATGCTTTAGGTATTTTTCTACCTTCTTCATCCCATATACGATTTCCGTAATTAAAAAAAGTTATAAAGTGATATTTGCCATCGGCTGTTTCAACACAGGCACCAGGGCTATTTAATGAAAAGTCAATTCCTATGTGAATCATTCTAATTATATTCTCTTGCCGATAACTGCACCTAGCGCAGCACCTACAAGACGTGAGGTTAATAAATCATAAAGAGCACCTTTAGTAACACCTAATACTTTAGCTACTGCTTTACCTATAGTTTTTCCTAATGCAAACCCAGTAAGTCCACCAAATATACTACCAAGCAATCCTTCATTGATTATCTCCTCAACACAATCTTCTAAATTCTTACCTTCTTTTTGAGCTTCAAGAATTCTATCTACTGCTAAATCAATAGCAGCATCCTGCTCTTCTGTTAGATCATGAGATTCATTTAATAAATCTTCTATGTTTAAAGAATCTTCTTTATTCTCAATTAGGTAATCTTTAAATGTTTTCATTAGTGTTCTTTATTTGTTTATATATTAGTCTATGTTAACAACAACATCTAGAATGTTATATCCAAAAGTAATATCAAAGGTTTGAAATTCTATCGTATTACTTGAAAAATTTAAATCCAATGCACCTACTTCAGAGATAAACATATCTTTAAGTTGAACTGTCACAAAGACAGTCCCATCAGCATCTAACATCTGTACACCAACGCCTTCGGGTAAATACGGATGTTTGCCACTAAGTTTATAATAATAGTCAAACATTTCTACGGCCATCCAATAATTTACATACCCATCAAATGCTTGCATTGTAACAGTCATAGTTTTATCAAATAATTGTTGCTTTGGTAAGCTTGATCTGAATGCACGCTGATTACCAGGATAGTCTACCTGAGTAACTGCATCAAAAGAAGGTCCTGGTAAATTAAGAGATTGAATTCCATAATTCCAATAATCTATAGGTTCTTTAATTATTCCGCCAGGTATTCTTGTAAGAAAAGGTTTATACTTTTTAGCAATTGGCTCAGGTATAAAATTTCTAGGGAAATCAAATTTAAATTGATTATTTCTTGCGCTTAATATCATGATTAATTGTTAATATGTATTTCTATCTGGATCAAATCCATTTCCTGGTCTACCATCAAATAAGTCAGGCTTAATCATAGATCCAACTGAAGTTCTTCCAATAGTAAAATTCTGTAAATTCTTAGCTGCATTTCTAAAAAAGAATTTCTGTTTAGATTTAGTTTGTGCAACTATTGCTTTCTTCTTTGAAGCCATTATTTGTTGCTTTCTTAGTTTTTGTCTATTAGCAGCTGCTTGTGCCTCTTTGGCTCTACGGTTGATTAATTCTATAGTAGTGGACTTTAAGTCTTTAGATAATTCTGCTATTTCATTTGTTAATTCTTCATTACTATTTTGTAATCTTATTATAGTAGCATCATCTTCTTCACCTGAATTAATTAATTCAGCATTTTCTGCTTTTAATCTAGTGTTTTCATCTTGTAACTTTGCTAATAATATACTATATTCTACTCTCGCTTCCTCAATCTGTCTAGTAAGAGATATTCTATTTGCATCATCTACAGCTAGCCATATACCTTGATATAAAACTGATTCATCAGATGTAGATCCATCTTCACGATCAACCATTCTTGTAGATATGTAAAAATTATTGTTAGATAATGCTAGTATTTTTTTACTATCTGACCTAGTAATTCTAAAAAGTACCTCACCTTTTGATAAATCTATTTCATCAACTTGAGTATGGTTAAGTATATCAATTTCATCCTCTTCACCAATAAAGTTTAAATATAAATCACCTACATTACTTAAATCAATAGGAGTGTCCTCGCCATCAACTTCATCAAACATTGTAAAAAGATAATAATCATCGAATAAAGATATTCTAATTGTACCATCACCTGAAGGTAAAGGCATTTCATTAACTGAAAGATTAACAAATTTTTGATAAAATTCCTTTTCAGTTTTAGTTAATGATATATTAGTTCTTACACCACCAACTACCTGTTTGGTTTTAGCTTTCTTTTGTATTTGTTCTGCTTGTGATAATTTACTCTGTCTCGCTGCCATTGGTTTGTGTTATTGTTTGAATTTTAACTGGAGAAATTGCAGCTTTAACTTTTATTCTATCCCTAAAGGTAGTTACATAACTAGTTTTTACTACTAATTTCTCTACAATTTGCTCAGTGGTATCTACATTAAGTGTTTCTGCACCACTACCACCACCGACTACAATTTGTTTTCCCGTATCATTATTAATTCTATTATATACATTAGCAACCGTTGGTACTACTCCTAAGTTAACTTGTATCATATTAGGTCCATAAATCTGTGGTTCAAATGATGTTAGCTTAGCATTTTTAATTATCTGTGTAGCATCAGCTTTATTGTATAATCTTAATACATAATTTATAGAAAATGAAACGGCTTTATTTGCATTCTTAATAATAGGCCTAAATAATACAGGTTCATCAAATTCAGTATCTTGAGTTATAACTTGAAAACTAGTCTGTGTAAATACTTGCCCAACCTGTTCTGTAACACTTATTTCATGAAATACTACATACTGTCCACCTGAAGAATTTAACTGTGCAATAAAATTACTAAAGGTAGATCCTGTTACTTGCCCTGATAATTCAAAGTAATCACCATTATCTGATTGAATTACTTGTGCATATAAATTATCATAGATATCTCTACTTAATATGGAAACCGAATTGATTTCTTGCATTTCATAAAAGCTATACGCGTTTTCAACAATAGTTTGATAAATACCGGTTGCTCTTAGTGTAATTGGTGGAGTACTTAAAAATCCTTGTCCTTCAGTTATTTTATAAGCTACTCCATTAGGTTGAGATGCACTAAATAAATTATTCATAAAATATAGTGAAGGTACTCGCCATTCAATATAAGTAGCATAAAGCTTATCAGCTAATAAGAGTGGTTCTGGGCTAAACGTTGGTGTATCGGTTTTAAGAAAATTAATCGATGCTAGGTTTAACATAACATTATCTCTCCTAGGAGCTAATGCTTCAAATACAATACCATCAAATCCTTCAAAATTAAATCCAGCTACAAAATGTATTTTTATTTTATCATAAGCTACATCTAATGCTGGACTAAATGTTTGTAAAAGATCTGCACTATCAGTTAATGCTGAACTAAAATCATTATAAGGAACACCAATGTCTGTGTCCAATGAAACATACTGAGTTTTAGTAGCATTGTTAGATACAGCTGATATATCTCTATAATTACCCATCACAGCAGAAACACTATCTGTATTAAAGAAATAAGTTCCTTTAGTATTAGTATCTCTCATAAGCTCAATAGGGTACGATGCTGTATTAAACGTAGTAGGCGTTGCCTGACTAGTATACACATACTCTATAAGTATTTGCTCAGATATTTGTATAAACCTTGATGATTCCATTCTATTCTATTTATTTACCATTGCAAAAGCTTTGGGTTCCAAGAAATTCCTATTCCGATGTATGGTCCAAAATTACCATCACCAGTAATTCCCATTCCCATATTAACACCTAATCCAAAAGGTTTTCTATTTTTCATTTGTATACTTTTAAACTCAGGACTATTTTGATCAATCATAATTCCCTGAGTATTATTAAATGTTGTACCAGGATAATCAGAAGTTAATTTAATAAAAACTTCCTTTGTATTTAAGTCCTGTGACAGCGTAGCATCTAACCATATATTTTGTTTCAATCCTATGGTAGCAGAACCGAACATTAAACTATCAGTAAATGTATAAGGTAAAGATACATCAATTAATCTTGAGCTTTTTTCCCAATCACTTTTAGAATTAAAACTTAATACCGATTTAAACTCCACACCATCTTGTTTAACAACAGTGTCTTTTGATTTGACTGGAACTTCTACTATTCTTTCTTCTACGATTGTTTTGTATTTTACAATTGTTATAGGAGGTCTATTCTTTTCAAATTCTAAACTATCTCTTAATTCTTCTAAGGATAAATTAAGACCTTTTATTTCACCAACTGATTCTCCATTTTCATTTACATAATTACGAATGGTATCATTAGCTGCCTCAAGATTATTTTGAAACCTAGTAACTTCACCCTTTGCCTGTTCAGTTTCATTGCATTGCCTAACTAGTAAAAATAATAACACTATGATTCCTCCCAATAAAAACATCCTAGTGTTCTTTGGGTCTGTTAGAATACCAAGAATATTTTTAATAATTAAAATCATTTTATATACTTCATTAACTTATTAGGTGTTACTTCAGTAGCTCCATATTTTTTTGCAATTTTATCAATAAACTTTTTTTCTTTAAGTTTCATTCCGTCTACTTCTTCAAATAGACCATCTCTTTTCTTTGCTAAACTCTCAATACTTTTTTGCATTAAGTCTAAGGAAAGTTGAATTTCCCTGTACCTACTTACATATCCATTAAGTTCTTTTATTTCTTTCTTTGTCATTCTAATTTAAAATTAATTATTAATTTCCTCCTTTGTTATGTACCAATATTTCATTTGTATAATAGTTATGATTACCACTAACATTGGTTATATTGTAAACAGTATATAAACCTTGCTCCTCTTTTGTAGATACTACTTTAGCCTTTTCTCCATTTAATTGATATACTTCAAAACCTTCTCTTAATTCAGCTGCATCTATTAGACCTACATTTTCACCATCTATATGATAGAACGGGTGATGTTCAGTTACCTTAAGAGTAGATCCATTGTCAAAGTCTAATACAATTACCATACCTACATTTTCTATTACATCTAATCCACCTACGGTACCTACCTCAGTTGTTTGTTTTGATTCATTCCATGTTATTAACTCTTCACCTGAAATAATATCTTCAATATTTTTTGTATCTCCATTCGCTAAAGCTATTTCAGTCCCGGCTACAAAACACCCTGGTGAATTATCATAACCACTAATTGCTATTCTATTACTGTTCATAGATCCAATAGAAGATGACATTACAGCCCAGCCATGTTGTACTTGTGTTGAGAATGCATTAGCATCAGCAAAATTTACCTCAGCACCCTGTTGGGTTACATATTTACCATCCCAAAACATATCAATCATTTTATATCTACCGATCCCATCACCAGCATCAGCTGAACTTGTTGATACTGTAATTACTTGATAACCATCAATAACCTGTGCAGAGCTACCACTACTACTTGCTGATCCCCACCAAGAGGTCCAGTTTCCTGTTGATGTAGGCGACTTAATTCTAAACATTGGTATCCTTAGATCAACCGACCCATAATTGCTAATAGTAACAACAGGGCTCCCAGGAGCTTTAGTATTTTGAAGATAAGATAACGACTGTACATATACTTTAAGTAATAACCTTTGCCCAGGGTATCCACCAATAGGAAAACTAACTTTATAATCATAGTCCAGGTTAACATTGTTAAATGCCGGCGACGGCTGAATAGATGGGTCAGCAGTAAAACCAAGACCCGGTCCAAAGTTAAGAGAAATATACGGAACTGTTAATTCTTCAGTTGTTGGCATTCCTAAAGAAGGATATTGACCACTAGGTGTTAGACCTTGTGGTGTTGCAATCTGTCGTGAATTCCACCCATAATTCATAGGAGCGGACTGAGTTGAGCCCGGTGAATAAGATAGATCAGGATTGTTATTAATAGATGAATTTCTACCAGTTGCTCTTTTTAATACCCACGGTGATGAAAATGCAATTTTATTTTTACTTGCAGTAAAGTATTCATTATTATTACCACTGTCTCTTACAGAAAATCCTAATGTATTATCCCACATAAAATTAGCTGCAGGTACAGGGCTCGATGGCCCTTCGCTTCCCATTGCTATAGCCAATAAACCTGCATCTAAACCAGTAGATACTTGTGTTCCACCAGTCCATGCTTGTAACATTGCACCTTGGGCATAATCAGTAACACCATTATTTCCAGTTAATTCAAATATATTAGTTGTATTGCTAGCATAACCAGTAGGATCTTTATATATAAGATTACCGAATGATTCTGGAGGGTATGATGCAATAAACCCTGCTATTGTTTGTGGTCCTACAAACCTTGTATGAGGTTGAGGTGTACCTGATGTAGGATTAAATCTTCCATAATCAATAACTATACTACAATTATTTAATGCAGTCTGAGTAGTTTTCTTTAAAATAATTTGACTATTTCCTTGTATATAAATATCACCTCCTACTACACTGTTAGGGGCCTGTGAAAGGTTTTCAATAACAATATTCCCAGTGTTTGAATTACTAGAATTAGATTGTTGAATATTAATATTTCCTGTACTGTTTGTATCTAATGAAATTCCACCACTTCCCGAGTTTAATGATATTGTACCTGCTGGATTTGAACCAGTTCTTGTATTTAATTTTAATTGACCACCTGAGTATAATTGTATATTTTGATTAGTTGAAGAAGTTAATTGAATTAAACCTGCTCTTATTTGCGCTACACCTACTTGTGCTGTTTGTTGTAATACAACTGGAAAGCCTGCACCTAATTCCATAAGAGTTGAACCTGCAGTACCTGCCGTAGTTAAACTAAACTTATTTCCACCTGGAGCGGAACCAACACCTACATTAATTGTAAAATCAGAATTCTCTCCGGAAAAATCCTGTGTAGTTCTTTGTCCTGTTTGAAATCCTATTGCTTTACCTGCAGTAAAACTTTGAGACTTTGCAGGAGTATTAAGTTGAATTCCTATTAAATCATCTGGGGTAGTTGGTGTCGTAGCTACTTTAGGCACATCTAAAATTAGACGGTCATCTTGTCCAATTTTAATATTGGATAAATTAGTCATTTCACTATTTATACCAGGCTGCCCTTGCCAATATTTTTCACCAGGAATTGCTCCTCCTCCTTGAAAAACAATAGCCTTACCACCAGAATCTTTTTGATGAATGAGTAAAGAAACATTATTACTCTGTGCACCAATTGCTATTTCATTAGGAATTATATAAGCATTTGTTAAAGGAATACCAGTCAGAGCAGTAGTCGTCGTAACAGCACCACCAATCATAACAGTAGGAATTCCTTCATTAGTAGTGGTAGCACCTTGCCCACTACCAATAGGACCATTATAAATTGCAGTTTCTTGGTTTATTGATATAGGTCCACCAAATAAATCTCCCATACCACCACCCGGTCCTTGTGGGCCCATTGGCCCTTCTAAATCAATAGTAGTCTGAGACCATGTTAATCCAGTATATTCCCAAACAACTCCATTAAATTGTAAATAATAATCACCTCCTAATGGCGTACTAGTAGGTGGCACTGCAATTGGTGTGACCCCAGGAGCGGATGTAGAAGTATCTTCATACCAGGTAGTTCCTTTAGGTCCTCTTCCACCAGCAGGCCCTACTGGTCCTATTGGCCCGGCTGGTCCTGCAGGCCCTCCACCATTAAGTAACAATTGGTCAAAATTAAAATTTGTTTTATCGACCAGTTGTGAAATAGTATCTGATGCTATTATTTCTTGTATAGTGATTGGCATTTCTTTTTTATTATTTTTTAACTATTGTGACACTGAACCCATATGATTCAGAGAAACCTGTTCTTTTATTATATATTAGCCTTAAATCAAATGGATTTGTATTTAAGGTTTTAGATGCTACATTATTATTAATAGTTAACCCTTTACTAATCTTTTCCTCATTAGTTAATTCGGCTGTAGTAAATGTAGATCCACCTTTAGTTCTACTTGCTAATGTATAAAAATCAACCTTTTCTATTTTATATAACTTTAAAATATTTTCTTTTATGTATTGATTTACATCATCATCTAATGTTTCTAAATCACCATAACCAAATTCATCTTTTATATAAAGTAAAAACTGCTCTTTTATTGGAGTAAACAAATATTCCATTAATCTTTTTTGATTAAACAAATAAAATGTTTCTACTGGTGCAGATTGTTTTTTCTTAATAGCTCTAGTATTTAAAACGCCTTCTGACTTAATAGACCTTTTACTGATTGACACTGCAGGTTGATCCTGGTACATAAATGTTCCACTTATTAAACTCGGTTGTCTAATAGCGGCTTTTATAAAAGGGTCAGGTTTAAATGTTTCTAATACAATCGTTTCTGGAACTTTAAGATATTTGGATCCAAAAAATGATTTTCTTTCAAACATTGATCTTGTACCTATAACTTTTTCTATTGCTGATTTATCAATACTCTTTATAAAATAAGAAGGTTCCCAGTTAGAAGAAAACATATAAAAATCTCTATAATCAATTCCTATTTCATTAATAAGAGGATATAAACTATTAAACGCGCTTTCTCTAGATAATTCTAAAACAGCAGATGGATCTTGTTCATTTACTTTATGATAAAAGAAATTTTGAATTTGTCCAAATTCTGGATCGGAACTATTAAACTGTGCATTCTTATATTTACATAACTCCATTACTTTTATTTTATATGCTGCATCTGGAATAAGTACACTACCTGTCCCACCTGTAACTTCTTCAAAATCTAAATTTTGATAAGGGTCTCTAAATGATAATAAAGGTAATGCGTATGGTTCATAATAACCAGCATGCCTAGCTATAGGAGTTATTCTTGGTGTCTTTTGCAAAGATAAATCATATCCTATTACATCAGCCAAGTTAAAGGCTGTTGGTTTTGCAGGATCTGGTAATACACCAACATAAATAGATTTTAAAATATCAGACTGTGCACGTAATTCAATACCAAAGGTTTGCGCTAAACTTCCGTCTTTATTTTTAATTTGGCTACCATCGGCTGCAATTGTTTCATATATAATGCTAGGATTACCTTGATTAATAGAATCAAAAATATTACCGAAAGCAGCAGCAGTTAACCTATTATCAAATTGTTGATAACCACCTTGGCTAATGTCATATTCAGCCGATCTTAACGCGTTGTTTGGTGGAGATCCAATAGGAAGGCTAACATTAGTTGTAACA